TAGAGGATAAATAAAATGACTATATACGATAGAAAATGTAACGCGACACGCTACCTTGCTTTTAAGGAATGGCAGAGACAAACCAAGCGTAAAACAATACGCGCCAATCTATGGTGCATAACTTCAACAGCACTATTTATGTGCGTACTGGTACAGATTGCAAGGAGTGCGGTATGAGATATGTTGTAGTTTGGTTTACTGACGCAGGGCAACACGCTCTGCGCTTTCCATCCCTTGAACAGGCGAATAAGTTTAAGGATATTTTAATAGCTGATGAGCATGATGATATTTATGTGGCCGAAATAGTAGAGGAGATTAAAAAATGAACACTTTTAGAGTTTATTTAACTGAGGAAATCGAGTACAGCTACGATGTAGTGGCTAAAGATGAGAGCGAGGCAAAAGAAAAACTTTTAGGTGGTGAATATGACGAGGCTACCTACAATATAATTGATTCGCACAACTGCCAAATAGAGTCTGTAGAGGCGATTGAAAAGTAACCCTGTAGGGTAGCATACCCTTACCCATTAAACGCGCTTAGAAATCCCTCTAGGCGCGTTTTTTGCGCTTCCAAGTATAGACTTGCCTATCTCCCTTGATATTTATCCCTAAGGTAATTCATAGATACTGGTAATTCATCACAGCTACCATCTTGCACCTCATTTAAAATCCAAATGCCACGCCATGACCCATTTGTTTGTGCTGATAGATAATCTTCATCATGTTGATAGTAAATGCCTGAAAACAAGCCTAATATATTCTTCCCGTCAGCCCTGCGAGCATAGGCAATATCTCTATCCTGTACATGACCCATCACACAGGACATCATCTTTTTAGACAACATATTTCTAGCACTAGAGACAGGACGTCCCATGATGCCACTGGTGAAGTAATGGCTATAGGCTATCCCATCAATGACAGCCACTTCTAAGAAGTCATAGACTTCCCAGCCCATTTCGTCTAGCTTGAAATCATCATAGCCTATAAGACCATCTAGTTTTGGATCGGTTTCAATAGCGCGTTCAATTCTTTGTTCATGGTTTCCGATAGTGAATACCAGTCGTGGATTCCATTGTTTTTGTTTGTTCTTAATGAGTCTACGCTGTTCTTCCCTGATGGGTGCGAGGAATGTTTCCATTCCGTTGATGCCTGCTTCAATGTCAGCAGTGTAGCGTCTTCCCTCAAAGGACTTCTTGCCGATGTCCCATGCACTAAGGCTAGGCATATCAAAATGATCGCCAATATGGATAATAACATCGGGCTTTTTATCGACAGCATATAATCCTGCCCATCTTAGATGGTCAATAGGTTGATTAGGTTTAACTTGGGTATCAGGTATTACAAGATGCTTGGTCATTCTCTTACCTCGCAGTGGGTATTATAATGATTTTATTATGCATTTCTAATGCTGTATATTTATACAGTACATACCAAATTGTAATGGTTCGTTTCGGTTACTGGTGAACCACGCCAGTTACACAGGCTAACGCCCTAACCTAGAGGAGTATCAGTGCTGTAGTCAATACTGCCACAATGAGTAGCTGACCATTCGTTACTTTGGCAGGGCTGTTAAACCATGCTTTCAATTCGTTACGAGTTTCCTCAATCTCAGCTTGCGCCTCATCAATGGCTTTATCTGCCATTTCATGGGCTTCTTCAATCGCTTCTTTAATCTTTTTCTTAGGCATAATTTACTCCTTAAAATGGTACGTCTTCACTTAGGAAGTCATCTTGTTTTTTAGGTTGTCCACCCTCAGTGTAGATAACCTTGCAGTTACCTAGAATAGGTGGTCGTTCTGCACCAGACTCACGTTCTTCTTTTGTTTGAGACTGTGCAATGAACCCATGATTGCCATACTGATCTTCTTCAGTAGGGTTGATAAAGGTGGTCAGGTTTAGATACTTAGCTACTGACCCATCTTTTTTGGTTACTTCTTTCAATCTTGATTTGTCGATCTTAGTTACATCTAGCGACAGTGATACACCTATCTTGCTCATGTTAAATTCCTCACTTCTGATTTGATTTCCTCTACGGCTAGACTAATCTGGTCAGCCAGTTTCTTTATAAACTTTTCATCGCGCTCAACACGCACAACAAAAGGCTTCATATCAGGGTGGTATGACATAAAATCCCACCATTCTCTGCCTGTAATATACAAGCAACCCTGTACCTGAGCATAATGTTTACTCGGACATACGCCCTTTCTACTCCATGCTATATGGTTCTTTGGTGATGGGCATTTAAACTCTACACCCCCATCATCATTAACTAATCCATCAGGGCTACAACCGAACTCACCTGAGTCATCTAGTATAAACCCTACTTCCTCTACGTCAATACCATTCATAAATTCATAGGTGGCTCTTGCTTCAGGCTCTAACTCAGTGCCTCTCTGCATCCACTCATTCACATAGATTGGCTCACGCTCACCAGTTATTCTCTCTGCTATCATCTCACTTATATAGTCATCAGCAGATGCGCTAGGCTTGCCTGATGTGGTGATTAGCTTTGAGAACTGACTAGCACTAGGTCTTCCTAACCTAGCGTCTAGCCATTCCTGAGTACCCTGTTCAGCTTCCAGTATTCTCAAGTTTCTTCTCCAACATTGAGATTGCTCGGTCATACTGGGCTACTGATAACTCATCTACAGTCTTGCACTTGAACACCTGACAGAACTTCTTAACATCACTCTCTGTTGATTCTAACAGGGCTTTCAATTTAGCTGACTGGTTTTCACTGATAGGTGTATCCACTACAGCTAACGGCAGGTCTTCCCCTGCGTAGATGTAATGACCCAACCCAAACATAGCTATGCACTTAACTAGGCATCGCATTCTAGCATCACTCACATCTCTTGATGTTGGGTTTACAATAGCCTTGTTCCTGTGATCCATCACTGGTAGCCACATACGTCTAGTGATACCCTCGATGGTCAATTCTACCTCTACCTCAACAGTACCATTCTCTGCGATGTTAGGCTCAAAGTAGCAGTAGCTAGAGTCAGGGTAATATTTCATCAGAGTACCCCAAGCATACGCCCATGAAAGGTAACTCAAGTTACCCTTCTTCTCGATATGCTTAGATACATCAATCGATGACAGTGTTGTCCATACATTACTCATTATGCACCCCCCATTATTGCTTCAAATTGTTTTTCACTATACCAAGTAGCGTTCTGGTCTTTAGCATACTGCGTACCATAACCTAAGTAGTAGGCTTCAGTCTCGCATTCACGACAAGGGTATCCATGCAGAGCATCGAACTCCCCTCGGTCAAAATCATTTAACTTATTTAAATCAGACATTTCTCATCTCCATTTGTGTTTGGTGTTCTTCAATATATTCAATCGTATTCTGGTTGAAAGCACCCATAGCCCCTTCAACTAGCTTACCAATCTGCTCATAGTTCTGGTCTGCTAGTGCTTGCAATACCTGGCGATGATAATCTTGCATTATACCTAGATCACCTAAATGTTCACCAACAAAAGACTCAAACATAATATCGTAGTCATCTCTCATTAGGTCAATGGTGTATTGCCATGCAGTATCTTCTACTTCTTTATCAGTAGATGATGGCTCGATCAAAGGGAATTGGGTTGAGGCTTTACTGTAATCGTATTCCTCAAAGATAATTGGCCTGTTCATGTTTCTATCCTCTAAATTTGTGTGTGTGAGATTACATATTAGTCAATGATTACACCCATGTCAATATTTATTTGCAAATTATTTTACATTAGTATATGATGGGTACAAATTACTAAGGAGATCCACATGGATATTAACAAATCGTTAGACTTTTATATGAAGACGCACCGTATGACCCAAGCTGATATAGCTAGAGAGGGTGGACTATCACCGGCAACTGTCAGTTTGATCAGAAATAACCACCGCGATCCAAGCTGTGCCACACTAGTTGCACTGTCTGATCTATTCCAAGTACCAGTCAGTGAGTTCATCAGGGCAGGTGAACATGGATAGAGGTTATTACGCAATCATCCCTGCCAATGTCAGATACGATGAGAGTCTAACACCTAACGCCAAGTTACTTTATGGGGAGATCACTGCATTGTGTAATGAGAGAGGATACTGTTGGGCAACCAATGGTTACTTTGCAGAACTATACAATGTGAGCAAAGTATCTGTCAGCAAATGGATAGGTAATCTAAAAGACGCAGGCTACATCAGTATTGAGATGGAGCAGGATAAGGGTACTAAACAAATCTTAAGTAGGTATATAAGATTAGTTAATGACCCTATTAAAGAAAAGTTAAATACCCCACAAAGAAAAGTTAATGGGGGTATTAAAGAAAAGTTTAAGGATAATAATACAGTTAATACTACATCTAATATTACAGTTAATAATATAGATCATTTTGAATCATTCTGGACTGTTTACCCAAGAAAGGTTGGCAAGGCACAAGCTAAGAAAGCATGGGATAAACTCAAACTTGATGACAATACTGTAAGGATGATAGCTGAGAACATTGCATTGAGGATTAAACATGGCGAGTGGAGTGATGCTAACAAGACATTCATACCCCATGCGTCAACCTATCTAAACAATGCAAGGTGGGAAGATGAGGTTGATACCACACAGAGGGTGGCGAAAAAACCTGATCAAATAAAGAAACGCGATATTCATGTCGCATTAACTGATAGATCATGGGCTAACTAGGAGAAGACAATGACACAAGTAGAGAGAGTTTTAAAATATTTAGAAGATGGTAAAAGATTAACCTGCCTGAATGCTTTTGAGGAACTGGGCATCACACAGGTGGCGGCTAGAATCTTTGAGTTGAAAGAGAAAGGTCATGACATCAAGACTAACCGCAGAAAAGTAACCAATCGCTACAATGAAATCTGCAGTGTAGCTGAATACTACATGGAGAAATGATATGGGTAGCATGAAAAGCGGACCACGCAGAACATACAAGTATGTTGGCAGTAAACATGATTACTTTGTCGAAGGTGAGAGTTATACCTACAGAGAAATAGCAAAAGTAACAGGAATAAATATTGCTACAATCAGAACTAGGATGGGTAAGATTGAGGGCAAGGTAATTACTGATGAAGTTGTTGCCCCAAGACAGAAACCCTTTTGTAATGTTGATGGAACGCCATTCTCTCAAGCGCAAAGGTCAGCGTTACCTGATAAATGTGAAACCCCTTCTGAGAAAATGATGAATAAATATTTAAGGAGAGCCTTGTAATGGGTGAAGCGTGGACTGTTAATACACCAAAGAAACTTTCTCTTTACACAGAGTTTGTTAAGCAGATGTATGATAAACATAAGTACATCACATTTGAATACAAACTAGGCAAGCCAAGAAGTATCAAGCAGAACAATGCTATGTGGGTGTTCTGTAGGGATATAGCCAAGAGGTGTAACGATGCAGGGTTTCCATGCGTGATTACCAGTCCTGTCTTGAGTAAGCCTATCGAAGCCCCGTGGACTGACCGCAGTGTGATGGACTTAATATGGATGACAGTGCAACGTGCTATGTATCCTGAGAAAGATGAAAGCAGTAGGCAACTAGCTACAGATGAAGTACCATTGGTTGCTGAAACAATAATAAGACACTTGGCAGAACAATATGGACTCTATGTATCATTCCCTTCAAAGGATTTTAAAGATGGCAATAAAGCGTGATGCGGCAGATAAATGGTTTAGCGATGTAGTCAGAAAGAAAGCAGGTCATGTATGTGAAGGTTGTGGAAAGGTTGAGGGCAGGATGGAGTGCGCTCATATCTACGGTAGGTCAGCAAAGTCTGTGCGGTGGTCATTAGATAACGCAGTATGTCTTTGTCATTACTGCCACATGAGGTTTACTGCTAACCCACTGGAGTTTACAAAGTGGCTTGAAGAGACGCTAGGTGAGGGACACATGGAGATGCTGAGAGAAAAATGGCAAGTGTTGATGAAGACGAACAAAGAGTTAAGAAAAGAAATAGCAAAACATTACAGGGAAGAGTTTAAGAAAATGGACAAAGATGAGAAGTATGAACCAATCAGTTATAACTGAGGTGACGTATGCCAGTACAGATAGATGATGAAGTTTTGTTTATAATGTTTGATAACGTAGAGCAGTATGGCTTTGATGAGCATAAGTTGAGGCTTATCAATATACTAAGCGCATCACTTAAAGGTCATTCGCAATACGCAAGAAATGAACTTATTAAACTATGGGATGACATTGAGGCTGATATATCTTTAGCTAGTGAACCGCCAACTGAAGAGCAATTAAGTCTTGAACATCCAGAGATGTTTGATGTAGAATAACCTTACACATTTCCCCTAGTATGTGTATGTCGTGTGTAGTTTTTGCCCCTATATAAGGGGCTTTTTTTTTGGTATAATTGGGGAATGTCTAAGTCCCTATTAAAACGTATTGGCGTATCAGGTTATAACAAGCCTAAACGCACTCCCAAACACCCAACCAAGTCCCATGTGGTCGTGGCAAAAGAGGGTAACAAAGTTAAAACTATTAGGTTTGGACAGCAGGGTGTGCGCGGTGCAGGCAAGAAGCCAATGACCGCCAAAGATAAGGC